AGACGATGAAGCACGTCAAATGTGCCTTGTTGACATGGGATTTAATATGGGTGTGCCTAGATTGATGAAATTTATTAACATGTGGGCGGCCATAGATGAAGCTAACTTTCAATGGGCAAGCGAAGAAATGCTTGATTCCCGTTGGGCAAAACAGGTAGGTAGACGAGCAACCCATTTATCAGAAGTTATGAGAACGGGGGAATGGGTATGAGTATTCCAAAGAAAAAATCTAAAACTTTATCCCCTGAGCAAAAAAATAAATTCAACATATATAAAGACAGTTACGAAGGCATAGTTCCTAGATACCAAGAACCTAGACCAGTTGAAGTGCCTGACGAACCTTCACCTAAAGCAAAAGAATTACTTAAACAAGGTAAAAAAGTTTATTTTTTATAGGGGAATAAATGGAGAACAAAAAGAAAAGATGTGACACTTGCGAATGTTACGAGTGTGACTGTGATAACTGCGACTGTGACTGCCACCACAATGATAGAGTTTCTACTGATCTTCATGATCGACAACCAGATAGTGAATAAAACACAACGATTTAAAAGTATAGATAGGTGTCTTTATTTTGCTGAACGATTAACAAAACAACCGTCTATACCGACAAAGGATGGTGATAAACGAATAACAGCATATTGCAAACCAATAAACAAGTAAGGGGAATACATGTTAGCAGAGCTTGCAGCGGCTAACGCCGCATTTGGCGTAATAAAAAGTTTTATTTCCAACGGAAAAGAGCTTGCTAGTTGTGGTAAACAAATTTCTGATTTTGTTTTTGCAAAAGAACAAATACAAAAGAAAGCAAGTAAGCAAAGAGCTAAAGGAGGAAGTGGTGATTTAGAAGAGTTCATGGCTCTTGAAAAAATAAAAGAACAAGAGAAAGAACTTAAACAACTTATGATATATGCAGGTCGCCCCGGACTTTGGGAAGATTGGCAAAGGTATCAAGCAGAAGCACGTAAATCACGAAGATACGCAGAAAAAATGGCAGCAAAACAAAGAGAAGACATGTTACGAATTACAGGTTACTCTATTGCAGTCATTACATTCATAGGGGGATGTATACTAGTAGTGTATTATGCAGCTAAACTAGCAGGAAAAATATAATTTTCTTGCATTTTCTGTAGTTTATCTGTATAATAGAGAAACAATAGGAGTTCCCCACATGAAACAATTAGCTGCACAAGCGTTAGCTTATCAGTATAAACTACAGTTAGAAACTGCAAAAACAGTTATCAACAACAATACTGCCACATTAAATATGGTAGATCAAGCGTTAACTGACATATCAAACGCAACAGATAAATTAAAACTTCTTAATGACATAGCTAAAAGTAGTTTAAAAGAGGTAGAAAGTCAAGAAGAAAATAAGACGAAAAATAATAATAAATAAAAAAGGTAAACCTCTTCGCTTATTAACTCAAAGCGATATTGACAAAATAAATAAATTTTTAAATAGTCCTGCACGAATACAACAAAAACATCAAGAATATTTAAAAACTAAAAAACTTCAAGAAAAAATAAAACATGCTGAGTTGCAAAAAAAACTTGAAGAAGAACGTAAAAACCAATTAGAAAAAAAGAAACCACGTAAAAGATATGGCAAGTAGTTATTTAGTATTAATAAACAATGTGCTTAGAGATCTCAACGAAGTTGAATTGACCTCTAGCACTTTTTCTTCTTCTAGGGGCATACAAACTGCAGTAAAAGATTATATTAACAGAGCTATAAATGATGTAATTAATGCAGAATTAAACTGGCCCTTTACAAGAGCAGAGGGTTTACTTGACGTTATTGCAGGTAAACAACTTTATAGTTACACAACTGTATCGTCTAGTTTAAAATATGTTGATTACGATAACGTGTTTCTTGTACCCAAAGATTACATAACTAATGGTGATTTTGAAATAAGTGGAGCTGCAAGTATAACAAATTGGACAACCGTATCAGGTAGTCCATCAGCTAGTTCTAACTTTGGAAATACATTGTTGCTTTCAAGTGCAGAAGCGAGTCAAGCCGTAAACAACTTAATTGTAGGCAGATCTTACACAGTCTTAACACAAACAAGTGGTGCAACTTTAACACTTGAAATCGGCACAAGTTCTGGCGGGTCGCAAACCAAATCAAGCACTTTAACAATAAGCAGTGCAAACGAAGTGCTGTTAAGTGAGATAAGCTTTACTGCTACTGCAACAACACACTATGTAAGTTTTACTGAAGCTTCAGGTTCATCAGGATATGTTAAGTTAGTACAACTGCAAGAAAACTTATCACCAAAACGTTTAAAGTATTTATCTTACGAAGAATACAGTGAAAGATACAGAGAGAGAGATTCACAACCCGATAAAGATAAGTTTGGTGTTCCTGAGTTTGTGTATACAAATTACAGTGATGAAATAGGATTAACACCTATACCTGATGATAGTAACCGATCGTTACAATTTGACTACTACATTATCAATACTGATTTATCGGGGTCAACCGATACCTCTGTAATACCAACACGATTTGAAAATGTAATTATAGAACGTGCAAAATACTATGCCTATACTTTGCGTGGTGATGTACAAAACGCACAACTAGCTCAAATACAATTTGATAAATCTATAAAACGTATGAGAGTAGAATTGATAAATAGAAAAGATTACGCAAGAGCCGTTTAATGCCAGATTTAAGTAACACCGCAGCTTTTCCTTTTGTTTGTGAAGGTGGATTAGTTCTTAACCAATCAACTTTCATAATGAAACCCGGACAAGCTTTGGAGTTAGAAAACTTTGAGCCAGACATTGAAGGTGGGTACAGAAGAATAAATGGGTTTCAAAAGTTTGTAGGACAAACTGTACCAGAAACTGCAAGTAGTGCAGAGCCAGTGTTGATGACAACTGTATTTAACAACTACGTTATTGCAGCAAGAGGTACAAATATATTTAGCTCAGCATCTACCACGTTAACCACCAAGATAGCTTCGGCTACAGGCATGACAGGTTCAGGAACAATAACTGTCAAATCAACTACTTCGTTTTCATCAAGCGGTACTTTATTTATAGACTCTGAACAGTTTACATACACAGGTAAGTCTGCTACTAGTTTTACAGGTGTAACACGGGCTGCTAACAGCACAACGGCTGCAGACCACTCTGCAAAAGCAGTTGTATCAGAAACGTGGACTACCAGAGATAGTGGTAGAACAAGTGCAAGTAAATATTCTTTTGAAAAGTTTAACTTTGACGGTAACGATAAACTTATAGTTGTTGATGGTAACAACGATCCTACCGTGTTCAATACATCCTTATCTGCTACTGATGTAACAGCAAGTAGTGTAGAAGGTGCAAAACATGTAGTAGCATTTAAAAACCACATGTTTTATTCAGGTATGTCTAGTACACCCCAAGAGGTAGTATTTAGCCAACCATTTGACGAAGATGCGTTTAGCTCTGGGTCTGGTGCAGGTAGCATCAAAGTAGATGATGTAATTGTAGGACTAAAAGTATTCCGTGATAATTTATTTGTATTTTGTGAAAACAGAATATTTCAAGTAACGGGATCATCAAGTTCTGACTTTGCAGTGAAACCTGTAACTAGAAACATAGGATGTATAAATGGTGACACTATTCAAGAATTTGCAGGTGATCTTATTTTTCTTGGTCCTGACGGGTTGCGTACGGTGGCAGGAACTGCCCGTATCGGTGACGTTGAATTGGGAACTATAAGTTCCAACGTACAAAGTTTGTTTCAAGCAAATATAGCTGATTCAGGATCTTTTACATCTCTTGTTATACCTGACAAAACACAATACCGTATTTTCTTTTCAAAAGAAGGTGGGGGCGAAAAAAGTACAATTGGTATTATTTGTGTGATGAAAGGACAAACATTTGAGTTTGCAAAATTAAGAGGTATACGACCTGCATGTGCCGATACAATAATAAACGAGGGCGATGTAATACCTTTGCACGGTAGTTTTGACGGTATTATATACAGACAAGATCAAGGTGATACGTTTGACGGAGATTT